CAGCACACCGATGGTACCTAGCCGCTGTCGGGGGGGTCGGGGTACGGTGGGGTCGCGCCTTGGGGTTTTCCTACCGTAGGATGTTGTGACGTATCAGGCAATGCCATAACTTAGCAGAGCATGAAAGCATTTTGCTACACTAGAGTCACGGCGACGTTGCCGTAAACAACCGTTCTAACTTTTGGAGCATATTATGGGTACTAAGCAAAACACCAAACCAAGCAAAGTTGAAACAGTCTACTTATCCGCCGAATTGATCTTAGGCGGGATTCAAGAGTGTGCAATTGCACTGGCCGGTGAGAGACGCGCAAGCGATAATCGCTTGCAAGTTTGGGGCGAATGGATTCCGAAGTTGCATGACGCTAAGATCAAGTTTGGTCGGCGCAATGGCAAAAATGCTTGCCCAAACTCAATTGCATTTCACGATCAACTAGTTGCGGAAGGGTTATCGGTTAGCACTGCAAATGACTATTTAACGCTTTTTAGGCAGTGCGTAGAAAGCGGGGAAACACCAGAAGATCTTAATCAGTATCGGAAAGACAAAGCAAAAGCGGCAAAAACAAAATCTAAAGCAAAAGAAGTTAAGGATTACGCTGAGATTTTGAAAGCTGCATTTCAGCATGATGGCGGGAATAGTTTTCACGCACTATGCACCGCCATCGAACACGCTTTCAATGATGCTGTTTATCCGACAATCTATGAAGGATTCAAGGATTACATGCTTGAATCTGGGGTGATTGAAGAAGTTAAATCTAAATAATTTTCCTACCGTAGGAAATCTTAGCCCGTCGAAAGACGGGCTTTTTTATAGGAGTTTGCAATGGATAGATTCGACAGTTTCATGCTTGGTTACATGGTAGCAATGCTCATGATGACAATAGCCCTCTGGTTTCATGGAATTATTTAGGCTTGATTTAGCCCGTCGAAAGACGGGCTTTTTTTTCGCCTGTATGTTCTACATTCTAGAACCTATAATTTCCTACCGTAGGAAAACTTGGGCTTGGCGTTATGCTGCGAGCAGCATAACGGTTTTTTCGCAATGTGTCAACCCCCCATTGATAGTAGTGACCGAGAGCAGCGGCGCGTTTTCGGAATTTATAACTTGCACTATATTGCGTGTGACCAGACTTTTCCTACCGTAGGAAATATATTGCATGTGGATAGTAGTGACAGAGAGCAGCGGCGCGTCGATTTTCGTGCAGCAGATGACGCAGGATTTCCTACCGTAGGAAGTTTTGGCAGGATTAGGCACCAGACTGAACTAAAACCTAATGTGGCATAGTTCAACCACATATCACGATATGATAGCCACAAATACCCACAATCTCCACTTTATCAATATGCTAGTTTATGCAAGCAGATGATAAACGCATATAATGACATTTACTTATATATATTACTATCACTATCACTTTATAATAGTATATGTAAACGTATGAAAATGACGTTCGTAAACCGGTTTTGCATAGGGTTTTTGGAGGTCTGCCAATTTAAATTAATAAATTGTTTTATTTTAAATCTGGGGTGCTCCGACCCCCCCAAAACCCCAAAAACAGGGTTTTTGGCAGGACCATTTTTCGCCCTAAGCAAATCAATCACTTACCCGTCGACAATATAGCCACAAATAGCCACACTTACTTACAAATACTTCTCAACACCCCACACTACCCCTAACCACCATTTCCCACCCAACATCTCAATTTGACATCCCCTGCCACTTGTGGTATACTCGAATTTCGAGGTTGGACAAGTCCTCCTCGACAGGTTTTCCTACCGTAGGAAAACCCCCGCTCTTTAACAATTCAAGCAAGTCCGTAGGCCAGATAGCCCATGCGTATGACCCTGCTCGCGACGAGCGGACATGGGTGCAGCAACCTAAACTGCGTGGCAGCAGTCTAAAAGCGAGCCGTGTGCATCGTGAACCGAGTAGCGACCACACCCAGCCAACCAACGCCCCTGACAATTTCCTACCGTAGGAAAACCAGCGAACCCGATTAGGTAGCACCCACCACCCCGCCCCTGAGTAAAAAGCCCTGCATCACACGCGACGTTATCGACAGTACCGGACATAGGCTCAGACATACAAGCTCGACCCACTCGATGAGGGCTTGTGAGTTTTTTTGGTGGTTGACACCCACCCCTGCGCCTTCGTTGAACCATTGGGGAACCCCCACTGCTTGCACATGCAGAAACGAAAAACAGACTATCGAGGACATAACAGGACGTAGCACGTAGGGTATGGGTAACCGTGCCCCTCTTGGTGCGCCTTGTGCACCGTTGGACAAGTCTTGTCCATTTTTAATCTTTTTCCTACCGTAGGAAATCTTTACAGGAGTGAATTATGAAGATCGACACAAACGAACTTATCGGCGTTGCACTAGATTGGGTAGTCGCCCACTGCGAGAAGGAAGAAACACTCATATCCAACGGAAAGCTCAACACTTTCTGGACGGAGGACGGGTATCACCCATCAACAGATTGGTCGCATGGTGGGCCGATCATTGAGTGGGAGTGGCTTGAAGTTGTGCCATGGCCAAACGAGTCCGCTTCCAATATGCGTTGGCGAGCCACCCAGCACGATACGCCCGTGACCACAAGTCAGACCGGTCCAACCCCACTCATCGCCGCCATGCGCTGTTACGTGGCAAGCAAGTTAGGCGACAGCGTGGAGGTGCCTGACGATGTACTGGAGAAATGCGACCGTCACAACTTTGGCCCCCATCTAACCCCCCGCTAAAAATTCCTACCGTAGGAAATCTTTACACATAACAGGAGAGTAACCATGCACGACCAGATCGACACCATTGAAATCCTTGCCCACATTCTGTACGACACACGCGAGTGGCACCGTCGAGAACAGATGAGGAACCCGTTGCATCATGCAATCTACAGCCTGATCTTTGAGAAGCCTGCACCCGATCTTGGGCCGGTTATCGAGTTGTGTGCACAATGGCCGCACGTAAGCAAGACCGACCCCACTAAAGTAGCTTTCACACAAGACGAGAGCAAGGGTATTGCCGACCGTCAAACGGTCACAAACTTTGGTCGGTATGTGCGGAAGTTCTATAGCCCTGCGATCATCAGCGACCACGAGCTGCGCGACATCGCAGCAAGACTCAAGCCCGACGAGATGCGGTTCGTTACAGACGGTGCGGAGATTTATCGTGCCGTGATTCACGGTCCCACATCGTGCATGAGCAAATCAAGCGAGTGGGCAGACTACGACGAGCATCCATACCGTGTGTATGACCCTGAGTTGGGTTGGAAGTTGGCTGTGCGGTATGGGCCTACGGGTGATGTGCTCGGTAGGTGCTGGGTGTACGACAACGCCAAGCGCAAGGGTTTCGTGCGATCCTATAAAAAATGCCCACGCGGTGGATACAGCCACAGCGACGAGGTGCTCGAAGCATGGCTAACCGAGCAGGGTATCGAGAGGGTGCGTGGTTGGCATCGGTTGAACGCCCAAATCAAAATCATCGATGCGGGTAATGGGCAGCTTGTAGCACCCTATCTGGACGGTGAATCACAGTACGTGGACGAGGATGGGTACATCACAACCGAGAGTGATGATACCTACGAGTGCTGCCGCACAGACGGTTACAGCGACGAGCAGGGAGGTGGACATGAGTGCTCTCACTGTGGTGCTAGGCACAGACAGTACGTCTACGAGAACGAGGGTGTCACGGCAGGGTACTACGGCGACAACTGGGTAGGCCCATGTTGTGAGCACAACTACGTGCAAGTGATCGGTCGAAGTGGCAGCGAGTACTACGTGCATGACAACGATGCAGTGGAAGTTGATGGTGAGTGGTATCACGACAGATACCTGCATGACAACGACATCGTGATGATTACCCGTGGGACTTATGACGGTGAGTACGCACACATTGACGACACAACCTGTGACCCTGACACAGGCGACGTATGGCACATCGACGACACGCACGAGGACGCACCCCACAACCGCGTGGCCGAGGACGCGTAACACCGACCCAACCAACCGAACTTTTCCTACCGTAGGAAAAACTACACTCATAAGGAAATTACCATGTCATTTGAACCTACCAAGATCAACACCAAAACACTTTATCAAGTGTTACACAAAGCACTGGGCAGCAAACGACCCCATGCAACGACAGGCACAGCAGCTTTCAGCGCGTGGCTACAAACTAAATTTCCCGCCAACACTTGGCATGTGGACGGTGCGGGTAACATGCACGTTGACCTGCGCTTGGACAAGAAACACCGCACACTGTTTGTGGCCCACGTTGATACCGTGCACAAGACCGTGGGTAAGAACAACTACAAGCACAGCATCACCGACAACATTATTCGGGCTGATGGGGATGTGCTCGGTGCAGATGATGGTGCGGGTGTGGCGTTACTCATGCACATGATGGCGCATGGCATCCCTGCGTACTACTTGTTTACCCAAGGCGAGGAGCGTGGTGGGATCGGTGCTAAGTATGTTGCCAAGCACTATGCAGAAACGTTGGTTGAGTTTGATCGGGCGATAGCTTTCGATCGTAGGGGTAAGGACTCCATCATTACTTATCAGGGTGGGGAGCGGTGCTGCTCGGACAAGTTTGCAGATGCGCTTGCAGATGAGCTGAACCTCAGACACAACGACTTCCTCTACAGCCCCGACACTTCAGGTGTCTACACCGACACGGCTGAATTTACTTTGTTGATACCCGAGTGCACCAACATCAGTGTGGGGTATGACCACGAGCACACGACCAAAGAATCCCTTGACATCAACCACTACGATGCACTGGCTAAAGCAGTGGTGCAGATTGATTGGGATGCGCTGCCTGCTGCGCGTGATCCCTTGGTCGAGGACAGTCTGTACAAGTTCAACACCACAAGTACACATGGCGGCGATTGGGCTGGGGGGTGGGGTAAGAAGCATTACAACACCTACGATCTGTACGCTAAGTATGACAACTTGGATCTGTACGGTATGACAAAGCATGAGATGTTGGACATGGCGTACTCCGACCCCGAACTGTTGGTTGCGCTGATTCGTAACGAGCTTGGACTTAACTAAAGGAGAGTGATGATGGCTTTATGGATGCACTGCCGCTCATGCGGCGATGACCTGCGCGACAGGGTTCACATGTTGTCGGGCTTGTGTTGGGACTGCCGCGAGCAAGCGGCTAAAGAAGTTCGCAACAAGTGGTGCGTGGTTCCCATGCACAAGTCAAACTATTTTTTCTGTACCAACAAGGATGACCTGCATGGCATCAACAACAAAGGAGGGCTAGTGCGATGAAATATATTGAAATGACTGACGAGGAATACGAGAACGCATGTGCTGCGTTGCAGGACAAGCTTGTCGAGCTACTGCACGAGGATGATAGCCCTATGGAGGTAGGTATGCACGTTATGAGTGCCTTGGTTTCACGGGCTAGTTTCCGTAAAGGGCTGACTCAGTTTGAGTGCATCAATCATTTTGTGACGATTGCCAAGGAAGCTTATGACCAAGGAGATGAAGATGAATCGAACACCGGATGAACTAGTTGTACTGGGTATGGTTGTGGTATCTATTATTTTATTTGGTCTTATCTTGACAGGGGTTGTAGTTTTGTAGTATCATATGGTTTCAGTTGTACTTTATTAACATTTCCTACCGTAGGAAAACAACAGGAGAGTAGCATGACTAAGCTTGATCTCACTGCACCACAGTTGCAGTCTATCCCCACACTTCAAACATCGTTCATCGGTGTGGACTTTTCTTTCTCAGTCTGGACGGGTCGCAAGAAGGACAAGGCTGTGTCTGCCGAGGTTACTCGCAGCAAGGGTGCCAAGGACAACACCGCCAACGTCACCAAAGACCTGCTTGCAGGTAACGCGCAGCTTGAGGCGATCCACAAGTTCATAGCGAATGTTCGCAACGAGCACTACGAGCTAACCCAACCGTGGGCAGCGATGCGAGTCATCAAGAACGATGTGTTCTTCAATAAGTACACACCACGTATGAACGCACACGGTGTGACGTTCTGGGCAATGGTGCAGAACTTCTTGGATTCGTACGACACAGACGTATCGGCTGCGGCTTTCTCACTGGGTGGGCTGTTCAATCGTGATGACTACCCATCACGCGATGTACTGGCTACGAAGTTTAGGTTTGTGATTGCACCCGTGCCTATCGCTACGGACTTTCGCACTGAGGTGATGGACGAGGCTGCGAAGTACATCCAACAGGAGTACACCAAGCACTATGGTGACCTGATACTTAATGCGATGGGTGATGCGTGGGATCGGTTGCACGATGCACTGGCCCGTATGTCCGAGCGTCTTGACTACGCAGGCAAGGAAGATAAGAAAATCTTTAGGGATAGTCTGGTTGAGAACGCACGGGAGATGATTGACTTGTTGGCTGACTTCAACCTCACGCAGGATGACAACATGGAGCGAGCGCGGGTCAAGCTGATGGATGCACTGGATGGTGTCACACCGGAAGCACTACGCGAGGATGATTACTTTAGGCACGATGTTAAGCGCAAGGTTGACTCAATACTCAAAGACCTTGCTTGGTAGGTAATGTAATGGGGGGTGTTGAGTTCACCCCCACGTTTTTCATACCGTAGGAAATCTTTACAGGAGAGTTTTATGATTACCGCATCTTCGATGTACGCACTGAATATCAATGAGTGCGTAGACCTCATTCAAATGGTTGGCTCTAAGCGCACGGTGGTCGTGCGTGGCAACATGGGTTGGGGTAAGACCTCAATCCTTAAGATGTTGAAGCAACGGCTCGGCGACAAGTACGCCTACGCATACTTCGACTGCACAACCAAGATGGACAGCGGCGACATTCAGATCCCACAGTTTGCCAAGTCTGATAATGGTACGGACTTCGTACGCTACGTACCCACTGAGGAGTATGGGTTGCATCACGGCAAGCCTGTGGTGCTGTGTGTGGATGAGGTTGGTAAGGCTGACCGCAGTGTGAAGAACGCACTGATGCGTGACATGTTAGAGCGTGACCGTCACCCCGATGGCAGCATCATCTTTGCTACGACAAACAACGCGCTTGAGAAGTTGGGCGACATGCTCATGCCGCATCACCGCAACCGTCTGATCGTGGTCAACATGCGTAACTCTACGCAAGAAGAGTGGATCGAGAACTTCGCATACAAGGCAAACATCCACCCCTCGGTTATCTCATGGGCAGGTGAGCACCCTGAGTTGTTTCAATCCTTCACTGATTTGATGGATGAGAAGGGTGACATATCCCAAGTCAACCGCCAAAGCAACCGCATGATTTACATCCCTGGTGATGCGGATCGTGAAGCCTTCGTCACAGGTCGTTCGCTTGAAGCAGCAAGTGATGTGATCCATGCGCTTGAGGGTAGGGTTACCGACAAAGTTATTACAGCAAGTCTGATCGGTACGATTGGTGCGGCTGCTGCACAAAGCTTGGCTACTTACCTTGCTATGGTCAACGACTTACCCAAGCTCAACGACATCAAGACTTCACCCAAGACTGCGCTTGTACCCACAACCACAGCGGCTGCTTGCATGATCGTGCACCGTACCTTGTCTGTCATCGAGCGTAACTGGATGGACTCATGGATGGATTACTTGGTGCGACTGCCTAAACCTGTACAAGGTATGTTTGCCATGACTGCTAAAAAAGAAACGTATCACAAGCGAAGTGTGGTGATGACGAACGGTAAGTTTCAGGCTTGGGCCTTAGCCAACAACTACCTAACAACTAACGACAAGATTTAGCCCTCTTTCATAAAAGCTGGGCGCACTAGCGGGTAGATGTGAGTGTGTGCTTAGGTTGATAGGCAAGAGGGCTAGGAAGGAACTGCCTATCAACATCCAAGACGCGAGGGGGGCGCGGAATCTACCTTACCCCCCACCACTACATAAATTCCTACCGTAGGAAATTACAGGAGAGTAAACATGTTGATCTTTGGACAAGCATTGACTGCTGCTCAACGACTTGAGCGCAACATACAAATCGTGATGGGGCATGAGTCTGTCCTCGCAATGGGGCCAACCATCATGCTTGGTACAAAATCTATCGGTGATGTACCGACAGCACAAACGGATGGACTTAACGAAACGTATGGGGAAGCGTTTATAGGCTTACTCAACGACCCCGAGTTCAGATACCTGATTCTGCACGAGTGCGGCCACAAGATGTACCGACACATGACTGCATGGCAGCACCTCTATGAAGAGAACCACCGCAAAGCTAACATCGCCTGCGACATTATCCTGAACGATTGGCTCAACACCATCGCAGCTAAGTACCCCGACTTCATCATGATGCCTCGGGTGGGTGGGGTGACCGGCGCACAATTCAACATCGACTCCACAGATAAAGATGTGCATGAGGTGTATGCCCTGCTGCCTGACGATTTGCAGGGTGACAACTTCGACGAGCATGATTGGGAGTCTGCTAAAGAACTTACACCACAAGAACAACAAGAGATTGCCAAGCAAATCGATGAAGCACTACGCCAAGGGCAACTGCTTGCAAGTAAGGTGGGATCGGGTGGTGATCGACGCATTGACGAGCTGCTGCAACCCAAGGTTGATTGGCGTACACAACTAGCTGACTACCTCATGTCGCACAGCAAGGGGCGTGGCTTACCTACGTGGCGCAAACCTAATCGCAAGATGCTCACGCATGGCGTGTACCTGCCAGGGCAGATTGCTGAAGCGATGGGCGAGATCGTGATTGCCGTGGATACATCAGGGTCTATCGATAACAACATGCTAAAAACTTTTTTGACAGAGATCGTAAGCATTGCCCACCTGATGCAGCCTGAAGCACTGCGCCTTTTATATTGGGATACAACGGTATGTGCTGATGAAAAGTATGAGCAAGAAGCGTATGATGACATGGCCGAGTCCACTAAACCTGCGGGTGGGGGTGGCACGATGGTGGAGTGCGTACCCAAGTACATGAGCGACTTTGGTATATCGCCGCAGATTGTGGTGGTGTTCACTGACGGTGTGCTTGGTGGTTCGTGGGGTACTTGGAGCTGCCCCGTGCTGTGGTGCATTACAACAAAAAAGAAAGCACCGATTGGTTCTACATTACATATTGATCTATAACAGGAGAGTACGATGGCATCTAAACATTCAATACTATCGCAGCCTTACTTCCCGCCGCATGTGCGTAGGGTAGAGGACGCAACGAAACGCTTTGCCAAGGATGATGTGTTCGAGCATTTGATGGCTGCTGCCAACATCCAACTGTCTGTGCTTATGGTGGAGCTGAAGAAGGCTATGCCGACTGTGCAATTTGGGGTTGTGCCTGATGCACCGATGCACTGGAACGTTGCGGTGTATCGCAAGGGGCATCTGTACTGTATGGGCGAGATTGGCTACGGTAAGTTTATGGCTAACTCTGAGAAAGAAGTTTACATAGTACGCAGCCCTCGCATATTGAACACACGGTACGCAGAAAAAAATGTTATGCGTAATGCACATGTGACCCAAAGCGTGGACAGCGCGGTGTCAATAGCCTCTGCAAAATTTATACCCCTGTCAGTGGAAGATGAGGTGGAAGCAACAAAGCACATGCCTCGCAAGAAACTTGTTGAGGCTCTTGCTAGTAAACAGACAAGGCTAAACGATCTGGGTGTTGTGCATTTTAATGATGTCCTTGCTGAGTTTGAGAACTTACGTGCACAGGGTGTGACGTTTAAGACAGAAGCCTTCATCAACATCGCAAGCAAGTTTGATGAACTGACCGACGACTACAACCGTGAAATGTTACGACACACAAACATGTACTACGTATGGATTATGGAGCAGCGGGGTGTGCAACATGCCGTGGTTGTGACCGTTGATAACATGAGGAACAAAGGGACGATTTCAGTGGATGGACCGAAACAGGTATTCAAGCTATCTGACTTGCCGATGGACATCGCTGCAAAGATTGCAACGTTATCAATGAGTGATTATCGGTCTTACGTGGAAGGGCTTGGTGTGCGGTTAGACGACACACATTTTTGGATCGAGCGAGATGACCAAGGACGAACCTGAGTACAAGAACCTAAGCAACATACTACGTGTCCACTTTGAAGAGGATGGGTTCCTATCCATCATGCCATTCGATACCTTGCGGTGGTTACTACAACCACCCATCTACACAAAGAACATGGCAGATGTTCCCGAATGGGTGCAGCAGCGTATTGCCATATTGATGATGTTACAGCCTAGAGAGTTTGTAGAGGGTGTTGGCAGACGAGTGGATGAGTCAACATTTTGGGTTTACTTCGAGGAAACCAATGACACCGGAAGCAAAAGTAAAAATGAAAGTACGAAACGTACTGAAAGAACTTAATGCCTACTACTCCATGCCCATCACAGGCGGCTATGGAAACTCAGGTGCACCAGACTTTCTGGTGTGCTTGAACGGTAGGTTTATCGGGATCGAATGTAAAGCAGGGCGCAACAAGCCCACCGCTTTACAGGAGAAGAACCTTGCACAAATCCGAAGTGCAGGGGGTATTGCAATCGTAATCAACGAGGAGAATGTAAATGGACTTAAAGAAACGCTCACCCAAAAAACGTAGACCCGTGCGATCTGCGGAAGCTCTGCATATCCTTGCCCTTCGTTCCCAAGGAAAGACCGTTCATCAGATAAGTGTTGAAACCAAACGTGCGAAATCTACAATTTTCAGAGTCATCGCTAACGCTGCCAAAAGCACTTCATCCTTGATAGTAGTTCCCAAGCAAGAGGAAGTGCGCGTTGAGCCGACGTTTGCACAACGCATGGCAATTAAGTTGTGTCGGTTTTTTGGCGTGACTGACACCATGTACAAACATAACTAGGAGTAGTAATGGACATCAAGACAACATCAGAGAGCACCAACGTGCTCGAAACATTTAAACGTCATTGGAGGCTGCTCAAGCAGCCCTACCCGTGGAGAGATCCCAAAGTTATCAAGGAGCGTAAGCGTATCGCCGCACTAGACAAAGCGCGTATCGAATTCAGACTAAGTGGGGGTGTGGAATGAACGACGAGATTGATAACTTAAAGAAGGAGTTTCTTGATAGAAGGCGCAGAAGGCGAAGAGATGATTTTGCTATGGCTGCTATCACAGGAATCTTAGCCGGTAAGTGGGGGCAGATGCCGCAGTATCGACCAGAGGAAGCATTTGCTGACTTTGCATACAAGATGGCAGACGCAATGATTAAACGGAGCGAGCATGAGTAATATAAAAATAGCTAACGAAGCTAGGAAAATTTACGGTAAAGATATAGATGACATGACGCTCGATGAACTTAAAAAGTTCAGAGCTTGGTTAGCAAGAGAGCCTAAAGCAGAACTTGTGCCTCAACCTGTGTTCATCATGCACGGCATTACATATCTGCCTAGCTACAAAGATAAACATAAATGGATCGGCCCTGGTACGCCCGATAACCGCAGGGAGTACACCACAACAGAACTGCTTGAACCTGGGTCCGTTGCCAAGTTAAGCGTAAAGATGTTGTGGCACAGGTATTGGACAGAAGAGATTAAAGGATGGAGTATGACATGAACGACGTTGTTAACCACCCCAAGCACTACACCTCACACCCTAGCGGCGTTGAGTGCATACAGATTACCGAGCACATGAACTTCAACCTAGGAAACGCTACAAAATATATTTGGCGAGCCTCATTGAAAGGCAAAGAGATTGAAGATTTAAGAAAAGCAAGATGGTACATAGACCGCGAGATTGCACGGATATTGAATGATAAGGAGATGAATCGTGAGACGTAAAAAGCCTAACGAATTTTATTTAAGTTCTGAAAAAATACCTGCCCTTGAAAAAGAAAAAACTTTTAAGGTGTATGTACGCAACCCACTTGGCATCAAGCTAAGAGAGTTTTGTTTTGTATTTGTAGAAGGTAAACGCTACCTTGCAGATGTTATTACGGGTAGTTTGTACTCTACGATGACGGGGTATTGCACGAGCACCAAGCAACTTAAATTGGTTGGAGGAATAAATGAATAAATGTATAACAATATATTACAGCGAAGCTAGGGACTTAACAAAGGTTGAGTTTACTGAGCTTTTTGAAAACGCTGATTGGCTCCTAAAAGCCGATGTGCTCAAAGATGCAATACACGAGCTTACAGATGTGTATGACAAAACTTTAATAGGGTTTAAAGAAGGGAAAAAAGCATGACTAGCCCACCGTGGAAGTTCGCCATGCTTGCCGCATGGCTTGAAGGCTACGCCGAAGGCTTGCCTGACTACTGCACAGCAGAGAAGTTCAAGATCAAAGAAGCTGCTGAGTTGTTAATGGAAGTGTATGAACACAACATGAAGGAGAGCGAGAAATGGAAGAAAGAAATGAGGGATCAGGCATAAGGTGTAACGAGCACCCCGACGCGCCACACAGCTTCATGCGTGACGCATCACACAGCGCAGGTCGTTATGTCTGTGAGTGTGAGTTTTGGGAACCGCAGGGAGTAAAGATACATGCCGGTCCTTATGGTGAGGCGTGGATTGCTCAAGATGGTCCGTTGCTTGCTACTAAGCGTGAATGGCAGGGGCTGACGGATGATGAGATAGCGCAGTTGATGTTTAAGTGCGATGTGATTGTTACAGGCCCGACGCAGTTTGATTTTGCCCGTGCGATTGAGGCGAAGCTGAAGGAGAAGAACACATGACACGAGACGACATCAGAGCAAGGGGGTGAGCAATGAACGAACGAATCCGACTACTTGCTGAACAGGCTGGTATTTCAGTCAGAGGACATTATGACGAAACAGGCTCAACTCCAATGGAGTTACAAAAGTTCGCCGCACTTGTCGCAGCACATGAAAGAGAGGCGTGTGCGCAGGTTTGTGATGTGCTTGCTGTACATCCTGAATATGCGTCAGACATTACAAAGGTGGCCGCGCAAGCAATCCGAGCAAGGGGTGAGCAATGAAACGCGAACTATATGACTTCACTACACCGCCAGACACTCCCAAAGAAGCTGTAACAACCATGTATTACTTCCCACATCAAACGGCGAGTAGCATGGGGTTACCCTCTCGCGCTCCGGCATACAACGACCCACCCTGCATGGCAGCACACTACGACACTTATGGGAGGTTACTGTTTACACGTTTTATATTTAAGGACGGTACATGGAGGGACGAATGAGTATGGGCATTGTTCGATTGAGAATCAAAGCTAAAGAAGATCGCGGTCAAGCTTGTCTTAAATACATGGAGACAAGAACAACTCCGGTGACGCTCAAAGAACTAGCGAGCAAGCTGGGTATGACAACGAAAGCCATATCTAATTCACTGATGCCGCTATTAGATCAAGGACTAATCAAGCGCGAACTTGTGAAGCGGCAGTCTGTTATTTCCAACAAGCCGGGGTGGGCTTACGGCTACTACGTCACAGAAAGGAAAGACAAGGTGAAGAAAAACAGGGAACCTAAGTTTCAATACCACGACCCGTTCAACATACGAGGCATACATGCAACCTGACACACGAGTACGTATCAAGAGCACGAAGGAAATAGGCTACGTTGTTAAAGAAGATGAGGATGGGATGCTGTGTATACGCATACCCTCAGACAATAGCTGGCCTTTCCCACACTACGCATTTATCAACCGCAGGGATGTTGTGTTGGTGCGTGTAGCTAAGAACTCTGATTTGAGTGACGTAGAAGAAGCACCTTTTTAGGAGAAATAAAATGGACGACAAACGTGCCGTAGGACACGCAATGGCTGACCTTGCCGCTGACAACGCAGGGGAGGTTTGGAAAGCAGAAGCCTATGCAGCCTTTAGAGAATACGCAATAAATAATGAAATGTTTACTACCGAGCAAATTCGTAAATTTAATACGGATATGGACTCACCTCCCGATGAACGTGCGTGGGGGTCGATAGCGTTACGCGCAAAACGAGATGGCATCATAGTTGCAGAAGGACTTATGCTTGCCGATAGAAAACCTGCTCATGGAAGATATGTAACCAAATGGAGATCGTTAATTTACAGAGGCACACATGAAAATAATAACTATTGATTTTGAAACGTACTACAACCGAGAATACTCCCTGAGCAAATTGACAACTGAGGAGTACATACGCAGCCCATTCTTTGAGGTGATTGGTGTTGCGGTAAAGGTGGACGACAATCAGACGGAGTGGGCAAGTGGGACACATGAACAGATTAAGGGCTGGCTCGACCAATTCGATTGGAAGAATAGTGCTGGCCTTGCTCATAACGCTATGTTTGATGGTGCCATTCTCAATTGGGTTTTTGATATACGCCCTAAGCTATGGCTTGACACTCTATCTATGGCGAGGGCTTTGCATGGTGTGGAAGTGGGCGGCTCGCTAAAAGCCTTAGCTGAACGCTATAACCTCGGTATCAAAGGCACGGAAGTTGTTAACGCACTAGGGGTGCACCGCACCGAGTTCACTGAAGAAGGTTTGGAGGCTTACGGGGATTACTGCATCAATGACGTTGACTTGACCTACAAACTTTTTGATAGGTTAATGATGGGTAAAAACTTTCCGCCGCACGAACTCAAACTCATTGATTTAACTTTACGGATGTTTACTGAACCTGTGCTCCGCCTGGATAAGGATTTGTTGGAGCAGCATTTGAAAGAGGTCCAAGAGCGTAAAGAAAAGCTGTTATCCGAAGCCGCAGCAAACCGAGATGACTTGATGAGTAATCCAAAGTTTGCGGACTTGTTGCGCTCAGTAGGTGTGGAACCGCCTAAGAAGATTAGCCCCACCACAGGTAAAGAAACATTGGCGTTGGCTAAGAACGATGAGGAGTTCAAAGCATTACTTGAGCATCCTGATGAGCGGGTGCAAGCTCTGGTCGCTGCACGGATTGGTACGAAGTCAACGCTAGAAGAAACACGCACCGAGCGGTTTATCGGTATTGCTGAGCGTGGTGATATGCCTGTCCCCCTTAGATACTACGCAGCGCATACCGGCAGATGGGGTGGGTCGGACAACTTGAACTTGCAAAACTTACCTAGTCGGGGGGACAACGCAGGAAAGCTCAAGAAAGCTATCCTGCCACCCAAGGGTTACGTCATCATCGACTCAGACTCTTCGCAGATTGAAGCACGGGTGCTTGCATGGTTGGCGCAACAAGATGACTTGGTGCAAGCCTTCGCAAACAAGGAAGATGTTTATAAGAAGATGGCAAGTGCGATCTACGGCGTAGCTGAAGATCAGGTCACGAAAGATCAACGGTTCGTTGGCAAGACCACAATTCTCGGTGCTGGTTACGGCATGGGTGCAGCAAAGTTTCAAGCGCAGCTAAAGACGATGGGGGTTGAAACAGAACTCGATGAATGCCGTCGGATCATTGATATTTACCGTAAAACAAATCCACACATTGTTGGGCTTTGGCGTGAAGCACAGTTCGCACTTCACTTGATGGCAGATAACGTCAACGGAACGCTTGGCAAGCCGGGGGTGCTAGAAGTTATAGGTAAGCACAAAGCGATTAAACTACCCAGTAAATTGATGATGCGTTACGACGGGCTGTCGGCAGAAGATGGCAGCGAGTTCTCTTACAAAACCCGCAAAGGGCAAATCAAGATTTATGGTGGGAAAGTTATAGAGAACGTCTGCCAAGCCATAGCAAGGTGCATCATTGGCGAGCAGATGATACGTATAGCAAAAGAATATCGTGTGGTGCTAACCGTCCACGACGCCATAGCTTGTATTGCCCCTATCACAGAGCAGTATCGAGCGCGGGATTATGTGGAAGAATGTATGCGTTGGGTGCCTTATTGGGCACAAGGTTTACCTATTAATTGTGAATCGGGAATTGGAGAAAGTTATGGTGATTGTTGAGCACGACGACTATATTGCAGAGCTAGTAAAAGCTGAGAGTGCACTAAAAGAGATGAAACAAAACTTGCTTGAAAATGACCCAATAAAAGCGTATGGTTGTATCCTTACTACCCTTACGGCACTCAGACATGTTCGAGACAAAATTGCAACCCAGAGCACCCCTGCTCCCCCCTTGGAGCTACAGTAGCATTAAGCTATTTGAGCAATGCCCTAAGAAGTATTTTCATCTTAGGGTAGCCAAGGATTTTACCGAACCCCCTACTGAAGCCACGCTTTATGGGGGTAGGTTTCACCGAGCCGCAGAAGATTACATCAAAGAAGGCACCCCCCTGCCTGAGTACTTCAACTTTGCTAAAGAAGCTTTGGACAAACTCAATAGTATGGAAGGGGAGAAGCTGTGCGAATACCGCATGGGTCTTACTAGGGATTTTGAACCTTGCACCTTTGGTAGTAAAAATGTTTGGTGGCGCGGGATTGTGGACTTGGCAATCCTTGACCGAGAACGCAACAAAGCCTTTATTGTTGATTACAAGACAGGGAAGTCTGCCCAATACGCAGACAAGGATCAGCTAGAGCTTATGGCCCTAGCTATTTTCAAACACTTTCCTGAGATTACGCAAGTCAAGGCAGGGTTACTTTTTGTGGTGTGTAATGCTTTCGTGAAAGACAAGTACGACCACGAGATGCAAGAAGGTGCATGGCAAAAATGGACGGGGCATTACGATAGGTTGTTAGAAGCCTATAGCACTGGGGTTTGGAACCCAAAGACAAGCGGCTTATGCCGCAAACATTGCCCTGTGTTGAGTTGTATACACAATGGGAAGAATCAATAATGCCTTACGTCAACAAACCTCGCCCCTACAAAAAAGAATACCAACAGCAGCTTGCAAGGGGCGACATCCCCGCAAAGCTTGAACGTCAACGCGCCCGTCGTGCCATTGATAAAACCGGCATAGACAAAGATAGCGACGGTAAAGCTGATAGACGCGAGGGCAAAGATGTAGCCCATCGCAAGGCACTCAGTAATGGAGGTTCAAACAAAGACGGTTATTTTATTCAGGACAAGTCAAAGAATAGATCATTTCGTAGAAACGGGAAAAGCGCCCTTGTATCTGAAACAAGTAAGCGTGAAAAATAATATGGAGAGTAGATGGAAATCATTCAAAATAAGGCGTTACTATTACGTCTAAAAAACCCGCAGGTTGTCACAGCACACATACCCGCTAGCCGCATCGTTGGCAAGCAGGACAACTCAACTCAAGTTCTAGTGAAGTGGGGGCTTGACGAAGCACAAGTGCTAGGCAACCTGAAGATTAAGAACGTACCTTCGCCCATCTTACGAGACTACGATTGGCGCGGGATGTACAAACCCTTTGACCATCAAAAGACCACGGCATCCTTCTTAACAGTGCACAAACGTGCGTTTTGTTTGAACGAGCAAGGTACGGGCAAAACCGGATCAGTCATTTGGGCTGCGGACTACTTGATGCGGCTAGGCAAGATTAAACGTGTTCTTGTCATCTGCCCACTATCAATCATGGACTCGGCATGGCGAGCGGATTTGTTTAAGTTTGCTATGCACCGCAGCGTTGACATAGCCTATGGCTCGGCAGAAAAGCGCAAGAAGATCATTGAAAGCGATGCAGAATTTGTAATCATTAACTATGATGGGGTGAACATAGTAGAAGCCGAAATTGCTAAAGCCAAGTTTGACCTCATTGTTGTTGACGAGGCTAATGCTTATAAGAACATTAGCACTAAAAGATGGAGAACGTTATACAAACTACTGAAACCTGAAACATGGTTGTGGATGTTAACGGGAACCCCTGCGGCGCAGTCGCCCCTTGATGCGTATGCGCTGGGTAAACTAGTTAACCCCACAGGTGTACCAAAAATCTTTGCCGCCTACAAAGACATGGTGATGTATCAATTATCGCGGTACAGGTGGGAGCCAAAGGACAACGCAACCGACACGGTGTACCGAGTCATGCAACCTGCCATCAGGTTCACAAAGAAGGAGTGCTTAGACCTGCCTGATATTGTGTACACCACAAGAACAATAGCACTTACACCACAGCAAAATAAGTATTACGAAACGCTTAGAAAGCAGATGATTGTCAGCGCAGCGGGAGAAGAAATTACCGCAGTTAACGCGGCTGTTGGCCTAAACAAACTGCTACAAATCTCATGCGGTGCAGCCTACACCGACTCTGGTGAAACAGTTGTATTTGATATAAAAAACAGATACACGGTGCTGTGCGAGGTTGTTGAAGAAACCAACAACAAAGTCATTCTTTTTGTACCGTTCAAACATACGATTGAAGTACTGCGTGAACGTCTTACCCAAGATGGTGTATCCGTTGAAGTCATTGACGGGGATGTATCGGTAGCCAACCGCACCAGAATTTTCAATGACTTCCAGACCACTGACAACATAAAGATGTTGATCGTGCAGCCTCAAGCTGCTGCACACGGGGTTACACTCACTGCCGCTGACACAATCATTTGGTGGGGACCAACCCCTTCGATGGAGATCTACGCACAGGCTAACGCCCGTGCACACAGGGCGGGGCAGGTCAACAAGGTTACTGTAGTAAGATTGGTAGGTAGTAATGCGGAAAGGCATATATACCAACTTCTTGATAGTAAAATTAACGCTCACACACAGCTTGTAGCGTTGTACAAAGAAGTGCTTGACAAAAACATCTGATGCCACTATATTAGTGGCACAACAACCAACGGAGAGTATGATGACTGAATCTGAGGATGGTATTTCCATCGATAAACTAGTCCGCATTTACATCAAGATGCGGGAAAAACGAGAAGAGCTGACGAGGACATACGACACCGAGTACGAGAAGCTCAGTGAAAAGATGCGCCTTGTAAAGAACGCACTACTCGACCAAATGAAGTCGGCTAACGTAGAAAGCTTACGCACCTCTGAGGGTCTGGTTTACCGCACTACCAGTAAGCGGTACTGGACGGACAACTGGGAAGCGTTTTATAGCTTTATCTTGGAACATGAAATTCCGCATGTGCTGGAGAAGCGGGTTCATCAAACAAACCTTAAAGAGTTTTTAGAAGGTAACCCTGATCTGCTGCCACCAGGGTTGAATGTGGACAGCGAATATTCCGTAACCGTTCAACGTAACAGGAGAAGTTGATGGAAGTTGTTGAAGAGAAGTACATAACGATTGAGGATGTTGCAAAACATTACTCAGTTTCAATATCAACCGTTCGGGCTTGGATGCGGAACGACATCATCCCTACGCTAAAAATTGCAAACGTTTATCGGTTTAAGTTGTCCGCAGTCGATGCAGCGTTGAAAGCGTATAGCGAAAATAAGGAGAAGCAAGAGCAGCAAAAAGATCCCCGTCAGTTAGAACTTGACCTTAACCCAGACAAAGACCTGTAAGGAGAGATAGATGTCTGAATTAGCATTGTTTAAAGGTGGACTCCCCGCGTACCTCAAGGGTATGCAAGATGAAACAACCGAAGCTTTGGCAGGTAGTAGCGGTGGTGCCAAGCGAATCTCTATCGAGGGCGGCGTGTTTCGCATGTTAGTTGGTGGTAAGGAAATCGCAGTTAACGAAGACCGCGCCATGAACGTCATCATCGTCAAAGCCGCGCAGAACAACAGCCGTATTTTCTACTCAGGAACTTACGTGAAAGGGCAAGTTTCATCGCCCGATTGTTGGTCTAATGATGGTATTACGCCTGATCCTAAAGCTAAAAATCGTCAGTCCAGTAAGTGTATGGATTGCCCACAAAATGCTAAAGGTTCAGGACAAGGCGATAGCCGTGCATGTCGTTTCCAGCGTCGATTAGCTGTGATTCCTGAGAACGAGCCTAACGGGTTTGTGTATCAGTTGGCACTTCCTGCCACCAGTATTTTTGGTGATGGGGAAAATGGCAAGCTACCTTTGCAAGCCTATGCCAAACACCTCGCAGCACATCGTGCACCCATTACTGGGGTAGTCACTGAAATGCGATTTGATACCAACAGCTCTACACCAAAACTTACTTTTAAGCCTGTGCGTCCAATCACAGAGCAAGAGTTTGAAATGGTACAACAAGCTAAAGATAGTCCCGAGGCATTGTCGGCAGTTACGCTTACCGTTTCCCAGACCGACACCGTAAAGGCTCTACCGGCCCCCGCGCCGGAGCCTACTGTAGCCTCGAAAAAAGCCGAGCCAGAGACTAAACTAGCAGACCTACTAGACGAATTTGACGACTAAGTAGGCAACAGGCTACGGGCGACTAGATCGACGGATCGAAAGGGTTTCGCGCCGCAGGGAACCCCCGTCGCCCTATTTTTTCTGCGGAGGAAGCGGCTATGGACACACTACAATTTTTACAAACAGTATTACCTGCACAGGGGATTTACGTTGCGTACACATCGAAAGGAACAAAGAAGCAAGGGGGACCATACAAACAGACTTATCACGAAACACTTTTAGGGCTTATCGCCCGAGGAGATGAAGCTAAAGAAGATGGTTGGGATGCGTACTTTGCACTAGCCACGTTTGCAGTAAAAGGTACACGCAAAGCCAAAGATGCGTTTTACTTTAAGTCATTATTCCTTGATATTGATTGTGGCGAAGAAAAGCCTTACGCCACCCGCGAAGATGGGCTACACGCCTTAATTTCCTTCTGTAAAAAATACAACCTACCGCGCCCGCTTATGACAAGCAGTGGTCGTGGCATACATGTTTATTGGCCTTTCACCGAAGAAGTACCCAAGGCAGATTGGCAGAAGGTTGCGTATAAGCTAGACACCTTATTGCGTGAAAATAATTTTCAAGTTGATGAATCTATAACTTGTAACGCGGCTTCAGTTCTTCGCATACCAGGAACACTACACTTTAAAAGCGAACCACGCCCTGTCGTACTCATCAACGACAAGTGCAATCCAAGACCATTTTCTTTTTACCAAGCCGCTATTGGTGAAGAAGTAAGAGAAAAGCAACTGTACATACCGCGAGAGGTTGACCCCGTATCGCAAGCGATTCTTGGTAGTTATACAAGCAGCTTCAAAATAATCTTACAAAAAACTAATGGGGGAGTTGGGTGCAATCAGCTAGCAGATCTCATACAAAATCAAGCTGCGATGACAGAACCAAAGTGGCGAGCTGCGTTATCAATTGCTGCGTTTACTGAAGAATCCGAAAAGGCTATTCATGCTGTATCAAGAAAGCATCCAGAGTACACCCCAGAAGAGACTGAAGAAAAAGCTGCACAGATTAAAGGCCCATACTTGTGCGATACCTTTGAACGGTATAACCCTGGTAAATGTGAAGGCTGCGTTCATCGAGGCGTTATTCGTTCACCTATTGCGCTTGGGCGCACGGTTGCTGAAGCCTCAGAAGAGGAAGAAAGCATTGTTATTGATAGACCGACCGAACTAACTGAGGGGTACGAACAACAGTACGTCATACCAAAATATCCACCACCATATTTCCGTGGGCGAAATGGCGGTGTGTTTAAGAAAGAATCAAGAAAAGCAGTAGACGGTTCACAAGTTGAAACAGAAAAGCCGGTTTATCACAACGACTTTTACATTGTAAAACGTTTAATGGATGCAACGTTAGGCGAGTGTTTGGTGTTTCGCTTGCACATGCCTAAAGACGGAGTGCGCGAGTTTACGCTGTCTAACAAAGCTGCAACATCTACAGAAGAACTACGTAAATCATTAGCCGAGCAAGGTATCGTCGTCCACAAAATTGACGAGCTTAAAAGTTATGTCGTTGCGTGGGTTAACTACCTGCAATTTCAGGAGAAATCAGGAGTGACACATTTACAGTTTGGATGGGTTAAGAAAGAAGAAGTCAGACAAAGCTTTGTCGTAGGAAACAAAGAGTTTTTCCCCACAGGGATTGAGCACAGCCCACCATCAAGCAAAACCTTAGAGTACATACATTTCTTTACTCAGGTAGGTACGCTAGATGCTTGGAAAGAAAACATGAGGTTCTTTAGCAATAAGCCCAATACGGAGTTACACAAGTTTGTTATAGGTTGTGGATTCGGTGCACCCTTCATGGATTTCTCGGCAGTTCGTGGACTCGGTGTTCATATCTGGAGTGCGTTATCTGGTTATGGGAAAACGACAGCCATGCTTGCAGGGGCATCAATCTGGGGCGACCCAAGTCTTTTGATGATGAAGCGGGACGACTCCCATGCAACACGCTTTGCACGAACCGAGGTGTTTAAAAACATCTGCATGTGGTTTGATGAGATGACAAACATCGGGTCGGAAGAATCTAGTAATTATATGTATGCAATCCCTAATGGTTTGCAACGATCACGTATGGAAGGTAGCAGTAACAAAGAACGTTGGCGTGGTATGCCTTGGAGCACGATTGCTGTATCGACGGGTAACGTCAAGTTGTCAGACAAAGTAAGAATGGAAAAGCAACTACCCAATGCAGAAATGCGACGGTTGCTTGAGATTGAAGCCATACGTGGGGTAAAGCTTGCTAAAGAAGATACAGATGAATTAGCAAAAAATATCTTAACAAACTATGGTCATGCACACATCCCCTACTTACAGTGGGTTATGCGTAATTTAGAGGCAACCGAAGAACTTTGGAACCAAGTCAGACTTAAGCTAGATAAAGAAGCAGAGCTTTCTTTTGAGGACCGATTCTACTCAGCGGGGTGTGCCTCTGCAATTACAGGACTTATTATTGCTAAAAAGATTGGTTTGATTGATTGGGACGTACCCAGTGTTTTTAAGTGGCTTGTCGGAATACTTAAAGAAGCGACCACTGCAATTGCCGAAGCTAGAGTTGACCCGCTTGAGGTTGTTGGTAGGTATTGGGCAGAGAACTTTTCAAACACGCTATCTATTCGTAGCACCGAGGACGCAAGAAAAGATAAGAACGAACTGCTTGAGCAGATTGTCATGCCAGATAGTACCCCGCGCATGGCGCTGAAGCTGCGCTATGAATACGACCTAAAAACTTTATACATTGCAGTAGATTCGTTTCGAGAGTGGTGTGGTAGGCACTCGATTGTGTATGAGCCATTTATTAAGTCTTTGGTGAAAAGCAAAGCTAGAGCAGAGATCAAAAGTAAGCGTATGGCAAAAGGCACCCGCATGAATATTCCACCAACCAACGCTATTGTGCTTTACAACATGGATGGATTAACGGATGTGGACCCCGCACAAGCCGCTGCCGCCAATTAACCCTGATGGGGTTGAAATTAAAATCCCTTACGACAAATGGGAAGTAGGCATGTCGGTGTTTGTCCCTGCAATCAACCTGCACAAACTAAAAATACAAGTAAAGCGGGTTGCAAGAGAGAAAGATTGGCGGGTGGAATTTAGAGGGAGAGTCGAGAATGGGAAGCTAGGACTTCGCATTTGGAGAATAGTGTGATATTGTTCGCCCCGTAGATGTGTCTCCCATCTACTCTCCTCTCGGTCTGACGATGACCGTTCACCCCGCCAAATGGCGGGGTCTTTTTTAGTCTTCGTACTCTGAGGCTAGATCAATAAGCTCATCCCGCATAGCCTTTGAAAGCGTAACACCGTGGTACATCTCTTTGGTTGTACGCATATGTTGAGCCATTGACCGTTGGATAGATTGCTCGACACCTTCTGGGAACAGCTTGGGATATTTCTGACGCAGCCCTTGTAATGCTTCTTTAGCTTCTTCACGCCCTTCTGTATCGCCCATGCGACTTGCTATGTAGTAACGTTTTAACTGCTTGGTTTTTTCCTCAGTGACCGCTTTATCAATACCTTTAACCAGCGCGTTAATCTCAAGCTGTCTTACATATTCGGCAGGGGCAAACCCGAAGAACTGAGCCGCTACGTTCCACGTATTGATGTCACCTGTAATGGGATCACCTCGCAAGGTGTTTGCACCTTCATTGGCATATCGGTATGACTTAAACACATTGCCTAAAGCAGAAGGAAGCGCGGACTCTATCGCACGATCATAATGCCCTTCTTTCATTAACTCTGCTGCACGTTCCCATTTAGTAAAGGTACCGTACACGGGGCCACCAAAAGCTTCAAGAAGCCGGATGGGTAACGTTTTCTCGTTTTCATTAATAACGTCCCGCATGATTAAGTCATTCAACCCCATGCGTGAAGCAATCTCAAGTCCTGTTGTGTAGTTCAGCAAACCTTTAAACGGAAGTTCGCCAATACCCTTACGCACGATAGATTCTAAATCTTCCTCATCGTCGTCCTTAAACATGTTGTAGAGCATGGCTATCGCACCAAACATCGGCAACCCAGACACCCCTGCGGTAAGTGCTGTCATACCTGCGATATACCCAACCTGCTTCCATGCAGCCGTGCGGGTAGCTTTGTCTTGGTCCGCCAATGCCGTACGTGCAGACTTAAACAATAAGTAGTACATCGACACGCCGTAGCGTTTGAACATGAAGGCAAGTCTGCCAATGGATGATTTTTGTGCGATGAGTGGTGCAGCCGCTGCCGCGATACCCCCGTTAGTCATCTCGGTCAAGTACAGTGCGCGATCCGCAGCCTCTGCCATAGCTGCATCATCAATCGTGCGCCCCTGTTTCTTCATCTTGGCAAGCTCAAGATTGTAGGCAGCGACCATCGTAACCTGACGGTTCATGCGCTCGCCCATGTGCATCATAATCCCAGAGAGCTTATTGGCTTTTGTAACGATGCTGGCATCGTCCATCGCTTCAAGTGTTTCGTACATCTGGGAGCGATTAAGCATCCCTTGCTCTTGGGCTTTCTGTGCAAGTATTTTTAGACGTTTAACATCTTCCGATAAACCAGGTGCGTCATAGTTGATGTTGTCTAAAGAAGGCATAGATCGACGATTAACTTCGACATCACCAACGATGGTTTTAACATCACGCTTAAAGCCACTTCCCATAAATACTTTATAGGCTTTGTTGACTTCTTTCATAACGGTAGGAAACCCACCAACGCTTTGATACTCACCAGCTAAATAAGGTGCAACAATTAACGGTACCTGCCCCAGATTCACCAAAGCCGATGACACGTTAAAACCTAATGTCATATTGAAGCCCATCGTTGACAGTATTTGTGCCGCACGATTGGTGTTGGGGTTGATAGCAAACTGAACGTGCTGTTCTAAAATATCTAAGTAAGCTGTTTCAAGTTGTACATCGCCCTTTTTGGTTTCTTGCTTTTTTGTAATGCTTTCCCGCATGTCAGCTACAAGCTTATCTAGCTTGGCTGCGTATTTCATATTGGCAACTTGCCTTGCAATTGGGAAGGCTTTTTCACGCAGAGCTTTTACAGCGTCCTTGTTAAACCCAGATGTTTCTTTACGAGTTTGGAAAGACTTAGCAAATGCTGTTTCTGGCATTGCATCTACAAAAAGTTTTAGGATGTCGTCTTTCGACCCTTCAGGCACGTTATTTAAAATAGAATAAATAAACGAAGTAGAAGGCACCCGACGATAATTCATCTCGGATAGTTGGGAGAAGGTATTTAAATCAAGCTCGCCCTTCTTATCTTTCAGGATTTTGTTTGCTTTTTCAAGCTCTTCAATTCGCAGCTTACGAGTGCGCTCTTCTTTGAAAGCCTCAACAACAAAATCCTCTTGTCCTGAAGCATCCTTGGTTCTATATGAAAGCCAGTATTTACCTTCACGGGTTAGCGGGAAGTAAGGATCAATCCCACCTTTTTTGGCAAGCTTTTCAAGGATAGATTCTTTAACACGCTTGGCTTGTTCCTTATCCGTTATAACGTCATCAATTCTATTGGTAAGGCTATCAAGAATATACTTATACAACTTCCTGTACGTGTCTCGCGCATCACGATAGGCTTTTTGACCATCTGCCCCAAGTGAATCGTAAAGAGCTTTTAATCTTCTAAACTCAGCTTTTGATTCCGCACCAGCATAATCAGCTTCGGTAAGAACAATCTGCTTTTTTAAATTCTCGTCATAGCGTGGAGCAACATCAATCTTGGCAAGTGTGCTACCGTAAACAAGGTCGTTAAACGCATCAAGCTTGGCTTTCCCTGCACCCTTAGCCCACTTCTCTACACGAGTTACAACAGGTTCAATTTCTTGATAAGTCTTATCTTCTTCGCCACTACGAAGATTGATTGTTCTATTAATTTCTGCTGCTTGGGGTAAATACTTTTTAGCTAAATCCGCTACGGCATGGAGAGGGAGAAACTGCATCAAGAACTTACGCGTCGCACCTGTGGCGCTGTTACGCAAAAATTCATCAATTACTGAAATATTTTCTTGTTTTACACCTGCCGCATTTGCGGCTTTAAGCACCCCATCAACAGTGCTGTTGAACCACTTAGGATTTGCAGACACAGCGTAGAGCACCCCTGCATTTCTTTGGTCAGGGGCCGGAGAGAGAATCTGATTGGTAAGCCGATCTACTTGGTCAAACGCAGACTCAGTAGAAATAGTGGAGCGCCCCATGAGAGAGCGCAGCATGTTAGCAACCGTGCGGGTAAACCTAGCCCATGCACTGATGGGCTTGCCATCAGGAAACATTGACTGCAACTTAGCCTGAAACTCAGGGTTGGAAAAAGCCTCAGCAACAAACTCATCCAAACTTGTTGCACCATAAGCCGTATCCAAGCTCCCCTTTACTTTGTCATACAAAGCCTGAAGTTGTTTAGTTACAGGATGCGAAGGGTTGTCTAGGACATGTGACGTTGCTGCGTGTAAAGCTTCGTGTAATGCAACGTGGCTGTTAAGCCCCGCTTTTGAATCGAGGAAAATTGTGTTTGTCTGTGGGTCAAAAAACCCAGCAACAGGTTTACCTGCTTCGTCGGTTAAGTTATCAACAACTTGTACGGAGGTATCAATGTTAGCTCGTAACAACGCACCAGCAACTTTACCGACCATACCAGACATACTTGCCATCGACTTAAGCGCAGTAGGTAGATCGTCGCTCTTTAGGCAAGCAATGATGGCAGGGTGCAGGGGGTCGCCTACGGTTGCACCACGCAGGGCTTTACCAGGGCCGGTTCGTTGTACCGTTTTTGTCTGAGGTTTGAACAACGTATCCGACAACGCTACTTCATCAGGAATCACAAATACCATACCGCCATCTAACTTGGCAGCGTTAGGCATTAGCTTATTTAAGAACGTTTCATGTTTTGTATTGATGCACCCATAGCTGATACGCTTATCACTTATGGCTGCGGTGGCTAGACGTTCTTCACGTTTTTCAGTCTTGTCCCCAAGGTATGCAGCATGGACAGCAATCACATAGTCGGTGTTGCCGATTCGGTGCTCCGACTCGACAAGTTCAAATGCTTTGCCACCAGCGTAGGGGCTTGATGCAACTTTTAAGGTGTACTTACCAGCAGGGGTTACACGTTTTTCACCTTGGAGCACATCACCATAGTCACGCCCATAGAGTGCGGTATCTTGTGCAATTAAATTACCGTCTGCATCAAACACATGCAGGCGCCCTGCGGGTTTGTCCGCAATCATAAAACCTTTACCCGATGCTTGAGCTGCGGGGGCCATTGACTCATAGACCTTAACCGCTTCCGCAGACATGTTCGCCCTTGCATCGGTAGGCACAACCGCTTTAATTTCAATTGTGTCTGTGTAGACTTTTACAGGGTTATAAGAAAACGTATCAATGAGTTGTGCAGGGTTAAAGATCAAGGCAACCGACATAAGCCCGTTTGCGATCTGTTTAATGA